GGGGAAGTAACTTCCTTGAAACCGGCGCTGTATACGCACCGTATGTTCCGTTAATCATGACACCGCTTGTTTACGATCCGGTTAACTTTACTCCCCGCAAGGGCGTAATGACCAGATACGCAAAGAAGATGGTAAGACCGGAATTTTATGGTAAAGTCATCGTCGCAGACGTTAACTACGTTTAATTCATAGTAATTAAATAGATCAAATGAAGAAGGGAACTCTTTTGAGTTCCCTTTTTTGTTGCCGTTATATTTATAGTTGAGTAATAATATCTTTTTTAGGAGAATATAATATGGAAGCTATATGGCCAGGAAGTGGTTCAGCAGTAAGTGGAAATACACCATTTGGGTTGTATGATACTGATTCTACATTCCAATCAGACGCACCAAAATTTGCCAATTGGTCAGCCAAAAGACTTGGTTATCCAATTACAGCAGTTGAGTTACAAGACTCACAATTTTATACTTGTTTTGAGGAATCTATTACTGAATATTCATCCCAAGTAAATCAATTTAATATTAGAGAGAATTTATTATCACTACGAGGACAGGCGACTGGTTCAAATGTTACTCATAAGAGAATTACACCTAATTTAGCTGATGCTATTAGGATTTCAGAACAATATGGTAGTGAGGCAGGAGTTGGTGGAACGATTGATTTTAAAAGTGGTTCTATTAGTGTTAATAGTGGTTCACAAGTATATGATTTAAATACATTATATGCAGATGTATCAGAAAGTGGACAAGCAATTGAAGTTCGTAAAGTATATTATGAATCTTCACCAGCCGTTTCGAGATATTTTGATCCGTATGCAGGAACAGGAGCTGGTTCTTACAATATGTTAGATGGTTTTGGATGGGGTGGAATGTCACCGGCCGTTCAATTTATGATGATGCCAGTTTACGCAGATATGTTAAGGATACAGGCAATAGAATTTAACGACCAAATGAGAAAATCGGCACACACATTTGAGTTAAGAAACAATAAAATAAGAATTTTTCCAAATCCAACATCAACTTATAAGTTGTGGTTTGAATATGTTCTTAAATCAGACAGAGATGACCCCACACAAACTGCATATGGAGAAACATCCAATACAGTTTCAGATTTTTCTAATGTTCCTTATAATAATATGGAATATCAGTTTATAAATGATGTAGGAAAACAATGGATTAGGAAATATGGACTTGCACTAAGTAAAGAATTACTTGGAATGATTAGAAGTAAGTATGGTTCTATTCCGATTCCAAATGCAGAAACAACTCTTGATGGTGATACATTGAGAGGAGAGGCATCAGCTGAAAAGGAGGCATTAATAACTCAACTTCGTGAAAATCTTGAAGCATCAAGTAGAAAATTGATGTTAGAGGCAGATAGTGAAGAAGCAACGAGATTACAAGAAAAATTAAATAAAGTGCCGTTACCCATTTACATAGGATAATATTATGGCAGGAAGATTTTTACCTCAAAGAGACCTTGATGTTTTCACACGGGTAAATAAAGAACTTATTGGTGATTTAAAAGAAGGCAAAGATGGAATAATAAATCAACAAGTAGTTCTTTATAAAATATCAGCATACGACACTATGACTAATCTGTATGGTGAAGCCGCAAGTGGAAAACGATTTAAACCGGGTGTTAAATTTGCTTGTTTAATTGATGCAGCAGATTTTGATTATAATAATGATGAATTTGGACCCGATGAACAACAAGACGCATCATTTCATATTTTAAGACAAACTTTAATTGATTTATCAGTAGTTCCAGAGGTTGGTGATACACTTGAGTGGAATTGGGCGCATTGGGAAATTAACGCAGTCAATGAAAATCAACTTGTTGGTGGATTACAAGATAACAATTGGAGTGTAACTTGTGCAACTCATAGGATTAGATATTCTAATCTTGGTGTCGAAAGAGTTAGGAGCATTTAATGGCAAAAAATAAACCAATACCAAGAAAACATAGAACTTCTACTTCCAGAGGTAATTTAAATCGTGCAAGACAATATAAAAGAGATACGGATAATGTAAAAGATGTATCTATAAGCTTGATGGATTTGGATTCCGCTATTATGTACTATTTTACAGAAGTTATAAAACCAACTGTGGTAGATAATGGTGAAACTGTAAAAGTTCCGACAATGTACGCTTCCCCAGAAAGGTGGTTTGCAGTACAAAAAACTGGTTATATGAGAGATAAGAAACGACAACTTATATTACCAGCTATTGCATTTAGACGAACTGGAATGACAAAAGATGAAACTATTCCATTAGATACAATGGATCCTGAAGAACCTAAATTACATTGGCAGTTTGAAAGAAAATATACTAATGCAAATAGATATGATAATTTTTCAGTTCAACAAGGACTTATTCCACAAAGAGAATTTTATAATGTAGCAGTTCCAGATTTTATGGTTTTAAATTATGACTTTATGATTTGGACACATTATATTGAACAAATGAATAAAATTGTTGAGAGAATTAATTGGTCTGAGGGGTCTTATTGGGGAGAACCTGGTAGAATGAAGTTTAGAACTTCTATTGATAGTTACACGGATAGTACAGAAGTTTCAGAGAGAGAAAGAATAGTTAGAACTGAATTTAGTGTTACATTAAAAGGATATTTGATACCAGAAGCATTTAATGAATTGGCGGGTCCCCATACAATGCAAAAATTTCTCACACCGAAAACACTTGTAGTAAAAACTGAAACGGATACTGCTATAGCACCATTGTTAGACAGGTTGGAAGGTGCAGAACTTTTTGAAGGTGCACAATCGGGCATAACACAAGATGCTGTACAGCCTGTAAAGTTAACACACGGATTTTCTTTAACTGCCGGCACGGGAATTAGTATTACTGACGATGGGGCTAATTATGATGGATCGGCGGCCATATCACAGACTATATCAATTCCACAAGTAGTTAATACTGATTCAAATGTTCAATTTAATCAAGTAACTTCTTCGGCATTATTGTTAGGTAGTAGTACTATAACAAGTACTGGTGTTAGTCAAGATTGGTCAGTTACGGGTTCGGTAGATGCAACTACTAATTTAACTGTTGGTGGTACTACTACAATAGGTGGAACTCTAACTGCACAAGAATTTCATACAGAATATGTTTCTGGTTCTATAATTTTAACAAGTGGTTCAACACAGTTCGGTGATACCCTTGATGATACTCATTATTTTACAGGAAGTATGTATGTTAGTGGTTCTTGGACTCTGAATGGGTATAATATAACTGAACTTTCTAATGATACTTCTTTAACAGATGCAAGTTCAACTGCACTTGTAACTGAAAATGCAGTAAAAACTTATGTGGATACTGCAAAATCAGAAGTTGGTGGATTCTCATCTTATATCAGGAAACAATATGTAAAAATATCTTCTGCGTTAGTTGGAAGTAACACTGCAAGTTTCACAGCAGTTACGGCATCTGCACCAGTCGGTTTAACATCAACAACAGAACACGATTTTTTATTTTTTATTAATGGTCAATATATGGAACACGATGCGTTGACCATACAACAAGCCGGTGCATCCTTTTATTTACAAGTAGATACAGATTCTATTGGATATGAACTTGAAGGAGATGATGAGATATTGGCCTGGGGTAAATTTAATTCATAGGACTAAAAAATGCCATTAAAATTAAAACAACCATTAACAATAACTGGTGGAACAGGAGTAACTGCTTCCAATAGTGGTATTGCGTGGGATGGACTTCAACAACTTCAACAGGATATTTCTGTTGGAAATGATATAAGAACAACTGGAAATGTTCAGTTTAATGCTATAACTTCGAGTGGATATGACCTTGATGGATATACTTTACTTGCAGATAGATGGACTAATAATTTTAGTGCAGATGGTTCAATAAATGTTACAGGAAACTTAACCATACTTGGAAATGCAACTATTAGTGGAAAGATAACTGCTGAAGAAATTATTGCAGAATTGACTTCATCTAATGTGATATTTAAGTCAGGTTCAACACAGTTTGGTGATACAATAGATGATACACATTATGTAACTGGTAGTGTTTATCAAAGTGGTTCATTTTCTTTACTTGGAAGTGGTAATATAACTGAATTTTCTAATGATACAACTTTAGCAGATGGTAGTTCTACTGCACTAGCAACTGAAAGTTCTTCAAAAGCATATACGGATGTTCAATTAGGTTCAAGTGGTGAACCTACTACTACTGATATATATTTAAGAAAAAATTATAATAAAACTGCATCATCTGTTTCTAATAATACGGCCAGTTTTTCTGCAGTCACGGCGTCAGCTGGTTCATTAACAGCAACAAATGAAACTGATTTTTTGTTTTTTAATAACGGACAGATTATGGAACATGATGCATTAACTATACAACAAAGTGGTTCAACCTTTATGTTGATAACGAATCCAACCAGTTTAGGATATAATTTAGATAGTCTTGATGAAATAAAGGCATGGGGAAAATTCAATGCTTAAACTTAAAGATTTATTATTAGAAATTAGTGATGCAGAATATTTCATACAGCACCACAGACTTTGGAAGGATATTCTTAAAGAAGAGTTATATACTTGGATTCTTAAAAATTTTTATAATAAACGGCGTCCTATGTTAGCCGTTGAGAAGCCATTCAAGAAAAATCCATCTGCCATTAGAAAGTTGGTGAAGAATAAAGTAAATGATGTGTGGAAAGCAGCGAATACGATTTTGACCATAAGGAAAACGGGTATAAAAAGAAATGATGTTGAATATAAACTATGGGAAAAAATATTAAAAACACAATTAGAAGGTACAATTGAAGAATATTTAAACAAAATAGAAAAGCGGGACCCCAACGGGGGAGAATATCATCGATGGATGGGTAAGAGACATAAGTTAATGTCTGATTTTGAAAAAAGATTACATGGTCACTTAGTAGATTTTTTTAACGCACCAATGTTTATGAGTACATGAAATGATTAAACTAAAAGATTTATTATTTGAAGGACACGAAAACGATTCTGATGATACTGGCGGAGTTTTATATTATTGGAACGATAAAGTATTATTGTGTTTAGGAGAACATTCAGGTAAATGGCACGTTCCTAAAGGACATATACAAAAGGGGGAAGAACCATTGGCTGGTTCAGTTAGAGAATTTACAGAAGAAACACAAATAGTATTAAATGGTATTCCAGAATTAGTTAAAACCTATAAGAAAGATAATGGTGGAGAGTTTTATTTATATGTGTTGAAGGGAACAACAAAATTTATTCCAAGAATAAACCACGAACATACAGATTGGGGATATTTTGATGTAGGTGATTTACCAAGTCCAATAAATAAGTGGGTTAAGGAGACTATTGAAAATGATTAAATTAAAAGAATTATTAAAAGAGAAGAAATTACGAGTATTTGATTTTGATGATACTTTAGTTAAAACAAAAGCAAAAGTTTATATAACAACTGGTGGTAAGAAAAGAGTTTTTACTCCAGGTGAATATGCAGTTTATAAACCAAACCCCAATGATAAGTTTGATTTTTCTGAATTTGATGGTGAATTACTTGAACCAAAACAAATTAAACCAATTATGAAAGTTTTTAATAATGTTGTAAGGGCTTCTGGTACAAGGAAAATAAATATATTAACTGCGAGAGGTAATTATAAACCTGTAAAAAAGTTCTTGGCTGATATTGGATTTAGTGGTATATTTGTTATTACATTAAATTCTGGAAATCCAAAAAAGAAAGCTGATTGGATAGAAAGTCAAATTAAAAAAGGATATGATGATATATTATTTTTTGATGATTCTAATAAAAATATAAATGCTGTAAAGGCATTAGGTAAGAAATATCCATCTATAAAATTAAATACAAGGTTAGTAAAATATGATTAAACTAAAAGAATTATTAAAAGAGTGGAATGATACTTCATTCAAAGATTTACCAAAAAGGTGGTCTAAGCCTGTGATGAAAGGTAGAGAATCAGATGGTCTTACTGAATTTGAAAGACTGGGTGGCAAGGATACTATTGATGAAAAAATGGATGATGAGAAAAGAATATTTTTGATGTTGCGGATTTATGGTGATAGTTGGAAAATTAATCTTGGAAAAGTTTTTAAAGGAATAAATCGTGGTAAACCAACTATGATTAAAAAGGGATTAAAAGAAATCAAAATTCTCAATAAAAAGATTGAGGAAATGATTGAAGAATTAATTTAATTTTTAACTTCCACTTTTCTTTTACTACTTCTTGATATTTATTAGTATGAGAAAACGTCATTGGAAGAACCGCAAAAATAGAAAGTGTCCAGATTGTGGTCGTATAATATATTACACACGAAAAGACACTTTTGACCGTGCAGTAGGAAATAATGCTGTATGTAAATCTTGTGCACAGACAGATAGAAAACTTACTATGGAAACTCTTGAAAAAATGAAACAACCAAAGAGTAAAGTACACAAGAAGAACATCTCACAAGGAATGACTTTGTATTGGGAAGAAAGAAAAGAACAAGAAGCACTAAAATATAAGGAATTTAGATGGCTCAACTCAGATTAAAACAATTAGATGGTGTCTTAACAGGTTCATTACAAGTTTCTGGCAGTTCAGGTGTTACTGGTTCTCTGTCCATTACTGATAATATTAGTGTTGGACAATATATCTATCATAAAGATGATTCTAACACTTATCTTAATTTTACAGATGATAGACTTAGATTTAATATTGGTGGCATATCATACATAGATTTAAACGATGCAGGTGCTGCTCCACACGATATTACATTCAACGATGGTGGTAATGATGTAGATTTAGTCATTAAAGGTAGTTCTAATAATCCTTTATTTAAAACAGACTCTTCTACAAATAGAATAGGAACACATGGTAAAGGCACACCAGAAGTTGCTTTCCACATAGGTGGTTCTGAATTAAGAGTTGATGGAAACATAAGTGGTTCAGCAACTGGAACTGGTTCGTTTGGTTCAGTAGTTGTTGCAAATATAAGTTCAAGTGGAATAGTAACCGCAGAACATTTTTATTCAAGTGATGATATTGAAACTGTGGGTACTGGAACGGTAACTTCTGGATATGGAGTTGTGGGTTATTCATTACTTGTAAATAATAATGCACATGGTGGTGGAGATTTTAGGGTAAAATCAGTTAATAATAACTACCATATATTTTCAGATTCGAATCAAGATAAAGTAGGTATTGGTTTCTCTACATCTCCTACATTATTATCATCATTACACGTAGGTGGAGATATAACAGCTACTCATGTAACAGCAAGTGGAAATATAAGTGCAAGTGGAACAATATATGCAGACAATTTTACATCAACAGGGACAGATGTAGCAGGAATTTCATTTGCTGATGATTTAAATATAACAGGACATATTACTTCGAGTGGTGATATAAATACAACATCTGGTAGAGTTTATGAAGCAGGAACATCAGTAATAGACCACGCGACGGCGATGGCAATAGTTTTTGGAGGATAAAGGAGAATAAAGTATGGCAAATACATTTAAAAGTGCAGCAACAGGGTCACGGACAGACCTATTAACAATGTATACTTGTCCGGCAGCTACAACGGCTGTGGTTCATGCGGTATATTTGAGTAATATTGATGGTACAAATGATGCTACAGTTAATTTATCAGTTAGTGGAAGTGCAAATTTTCAAGAAAGACGATATTTGTTAAAAACAGTTGATGTTGCAGCAGATTCTACTGTAGTGATTGAAAAACCAATCAATTTGGGGGCAGGTGATAAGTTAGAAACACAGGCATCTGCAAATGATGATATAGATGTTTTTGCAAGTATATTAGAGATGACATAATATGAAATATATTGGTAAAGAGACGAGAAAAAATAGAATAAAATTAAAGGGTAAACCTTTAGTTGTTACTGGCTCATATATCAATATAGACAGAGGAGCAGATTCTGGTTCGACTGCAATCTATACCAATAATGTTCAAAATGGATATCCAACTTCTAATGCGTGGCAAGAAGGTTTAGAAGGTAGTTATTTTAATAATTTCGATAATACATCTCATGTAAGTGAAATTTTAAGATTTGTCGCCGGAATAATTAGTCATTCAATAGATACATCATCTCCAACTGCTAATACTAATTATTGGAATACACTTTCCACATCTCATACACAAGGTTCAACTACAAGTAAAGGTTCATTGTTAGATGGAGTGTTAGGTTCAACTTATGAAAACGCAAGATTATCTTTGGCGTGGACTGGTTCAGCTTATATTGATATGAGTGAAACTGGTTCTTATAAAGCAGCACTTGATTATTTAGAATTAAAGGGTTGGGTTCAGACAAGTGATAGAGGAACTAATAGTGATGATGTAGCAACAAATCCATTTCATGGTAGTTATGCATCAAGACTTCCATCGACAATACAAACTCAAGCAACACTTGGTACAAATTCATATACTATTACTGCAAATAAAGGTGGTTCAAGTGCAGTTTATAGTAATACTAATTATCTTGGAATGGGTCCATTGTCAAGTGGTAATGCAGTTCCTTTTTATGTAAGAGTATTAGCATCACAATCATTTAGTGATAATTATTCAGATGCCACACCAGATGAAAATTCATCTTATACAACTCAATCTTTATTAGATTATTCTATAAGTTCTTTTGGAACTTCAAATGGGTTAGTATTAGCAAAAATTGATTCTGCTAATCCTGCAGTTATACCTGCAGCATATCAAGATGGAGATTTTAATAGTGTAGTGGGAACAATTAGTGGTAGAAAATATACTGGTGGTGCAACAAGTGCAACGAGTATTTCTGCAAGTGGATATTACGCAACACATGATATTAAAGTAGGATTAAAGTCAGGTTCTCAATCAGATTATGTGTTTAAGAATGGAAGTGATTCAGCAACAAGATTTTATTTTTACGCCGGTGGTTTACCAAGTGATATAACTAATAGTCAACCAACCGCGGTAGCAACAAGTAGTGCACAAATAACTGCATTTTCGGCCACATCAAAAAGTTTAAGTGGGGCACCTTATTTATTGACAACGACATATACTGTTACATTTGATTCAGAGGTTACTAAGTCATTTGATCCTTGTTATGGATATGGTTCATCAGTATTGGTTAATAGTAATACAACTGATACTTGGGAAAACATTGGTTCAACAACTTTATCGAATACAACTTGTACGGTGAACAATAGTGGAGTTTCATCAACAGGAGTAAACACTTATGTTATAGATGGTACTAAAACTACAAAAAGAAGTTCGAGTGATACACCACACCTTTCTGATATAGCAGTTGTGAGTTCTTCTCTTTCTTTTACTTTAGATAGTAATACTGAAAATGTAGGACAGAATAGAACATCGAATAATACATTAAATTATTCATTAGTATTTAGGGCAAGAGGTAGAAATTGGAAAAATACATCAGCAGATTCTACTTCGGGCACAATATATTTATGGGATGCGACAAGATTTGGACAATCAAGTTCAAGTGGTTCAATGGCAGTTTATAGTAGAGCACAAGGATATGATTCAAATACTTTACAAGACACAACCGAAACATTTACGGGAGAAGATTTTAGAATAGTATTAGCAGACAATGTTCAAGCATTTAATGGAGCATATTTTACAACCGATAGTTTTGTTACTAATGATGAAGGAGATAGTGTATTAGGAGATTATGATTTACAAGTAAAACCTGGATATTTAGTAGAACCAGGTGGAACATACGGATATTGGTTTCCAACTAATTTTGGAAGTGGAGACTACAAATATTACATACGAAGATTTCAAACAGACGGAAGTACATATTCAAGTATGACTCTTGATGTTGGTAAGACATTAGTTAATTGGACAGCGACTACCGCAGATAGTGTAGCAGCAGCAATATTATATGAGAGTTCTGGAAATGGAAGTGGTAATAATAGTTCTTTGGGTGTTGCAAGAATATATGACCCAACAAAATTAACAAGTAACTTGATTGAAGCAGATATGGCAGCAGATAATTTTAAAAATCCATTTACCACGGCAATTAGTTTATATGGAAATAGTGGTGGTAGTAAAAGTAGTACTGAATATACTATACCAATAAGAAATGCAGATGGAATGTATTTAGATAGTAGTGATAATGAACTCTATGTGATACTTAGATATAAGGGAGATCCATCTCCTGTAACTTCAATAACATTGAGTTATAGTTAGGAATAAAATATGGCAACTTTAGATAAAGAAAAAAAATCAAGTCGATTATTAGCGTCAAGACGATATACTCACGAAACTCTTACCGCCGCCCAAGAAGCATTTACAAATGTACTTGATTTACAGGCATCTGAGATTTATACTCAGGCAGGATATATACCATCTTCTGATTTACCATTTAGTGGAAGTTCCCAACAGGCTTCAACTCATACTGTTTCTGGATCAAGTGTATTAAAATATTGGTATAGACAAAAATTAACAAAATCAAATACTAATAATGAAGTTTGGTTCTTTTTGGATCCAGTAGGAAGTGATAGTGGAATTGGTGCACAGTTAATTGATGATGACCAACAAGTAAATTTTATATCACCAAAATATTCATTATCTTCATTAGCAACTTCCACGACTGAAGATGCTACCCCAGGATATTTGGCAACTCTACTTAAATCAACATCTACAGATTCGGGGTCATTGAGTGGTGATGATATAGTTTCAACTAATAATTATACTTTTGATTACAAAACTGGAGTAGTACAATTTCTTAATTCATCAGTTGATCCAACTGATAGTGATTATCTTTATATGACAGTATATCAGTATGTTGGAACTACATTAGCAACAGGACTTGATATAAGAGGTAATGTTTCTGCGTCTAATATGAAATTGACAGGAAATATTCAAATTGGTGATAATGCAGCACAGGATACAGTTCAAGTAGGAGCAGAATTTAGTGGAAGTTTGATACCAGATGTTGATAATGTATTTGATTTAGGTGAAACAGGAAAAGAATGGCAAGATTTGTATATAGACGGAACAGCAAATATAGATTCATTGGCTGTAACAGATGCGTTTACATATGGAAGTACGACATGGAATGAAAACGCAGGAGCATTAAGTGTAACTGGTTCAGATTTCTTTTTCAAATCTACTGGTGGTGGACTTGATGTATATGATAATAGTGATGCTTTAATGTTTAAAATTGAAAATAAAATGGTAGTGTTGGGGGCAAAAACAACAACACCTACCGCAACAGCGGGTGGAATGTTTTATTCGGGATCCGATGAGTGGTTTTTAGGATATAGTAGTGATCCATCATAATAAAACTAACAGTTTAAGTAGAAGAAAAGTAGAATAATTTAGAATGTTTATATTTATTAACGATAAACTAAAAGTTTATTTAATATAGGAGAATAATAATGGCTCAATGGAGAAAGGTGGTAGTATCGGGAAGTAACGCGGTACTTAACCAAATATCAGCTTCGTCAGCACAAATAACTACCATTGATATTGATGGTGGTTCAATAACAGGAATTACGGATTTAGCAGTAGCCGATGGTGGAACAGGAGCAAGTACATTAACTGATGGTGGAGTATTATTAGGAAGTGGTACAAGTGCAGTAACAGCAATGTCAGTATTGGCTGACGGAGAATTTATAGTTGGTGATGGTTCAACTGATCCAGTAGCAGAAAGTGGAGCAACATTAAGAACTTCAATCGGAGTTGGAACTGGTGATTCACCACAATTTACAGCAATAGAATTAGGACACGCCAGTAATACAACGATAGCCAGATCAGGTGCTGGAGATATTACAATAGAGGGTAATCATATTTATAGAGCAGGTGGTACAGATGTAGCAGTAGCCGATGGTGGAACTGGAGCAAGTTCACTAACTGATGGTGGTGTTCTACTTGGAAGTGGAACAGGAGCCATAACTGCTATGACAGCACTTGGTGATGGAGAAATGATAGTTGGTGATGGAACAACAGACCCAGTTGCAGAAAGTGGTGCAACACTTAGAACATCAATTGGTGTAGGAACTGGTGATTCACCACAATTTACAGCAGTAAATGTTGGGGCCGCATCTGATACAACCTTAGCAAGAGAAAGTGCCGGCGATCTTACAGTTGAAGGTAATCATATTTACAGAGTTGGTGGAACGGATGTTTCAGTAGCAGATGGTGGAACTGGAGCTTCAACTTTAACCGATGGTGGAGTATTATTAGGAAGTGGAACAGGAGCAATTACAGCAATGTCAGTATTGGCTGACGGAGAATTTATAGTTGGAGATGGAACAACTGATCCAGTAGCAGAGAGTGGAGCCACATTAAGAACAAGTATTGGTGTTGGTACAGCAGATAATGTAGAATTTGCAAATACAACCGTAGATACTCTAACAAATGATTCAACAGTAGCAGGATCACACCTTACTGGTTCATTTACTGGTTCATTTGTTGGTGATGGTTCGAATCTTACTGGTGTGGGATTTCAAATTGATGAATTATCTAATACATTAACTGCAGTAGATCAGGCTGATTTATTAGTGGTAGCAGACGCAGACGCTTCCAATGAAGAAAAGAAAATTACATTTAGTAATTTCGAAGACGAAATCTTTGGAAATGTTAGTGGTGATATAAACATCGCAGCTGGTGGAGCAGCAACCATACAGGCCAATTCAGTAGCACTCGGTACAGATACAACTGGAAATTATGTATTGGATGTAACTGTTGGTACTGGACTTGGTGGAGCTGTGGCAAGTGAAGGTGGAACAGCTGCATTATCATTAGATGCAGGTCAAACTGTTTTTACATCAATATATAATACTTCACTTATAGTTGGTTCAGAGGCAAGTCAAGAATATGTTACATTTGGAACTGCTAATGAAGTAAATACTTTTATAGATAATTCTGAAGTATTGAGTGTAAGATCTGGTGGAGTAGATATTACAGGAGTAGCAACAGTATCGTCAGATTTAACAGTTGGTGGTAATCTTGATGTTAATGGAACTGTAACTACAATTAATACTGCTAATTTAGCGGTAAATGATCAATTCATTCAGTTAGCAAGCGGTTCAACAGGAGATAAAGATGGTGGTATAATTGTTACGAAACAGGCAGACCAAGCAGGATACGCATTAGGATTTGATTCTGGAACCAAACAATGGTCATTTCAAACCGGTCTATCCCCAACAGCAACTGGTATTGTTCCAGACTCATATGTCGGTGTAATAGAACGGGGAACTGGAGCTGGAGATAGTCAGGGAGTTCCTACATATGGTGGTGCATCTAATGGGGCCGGAACAATTTACATAGACACAGATGACGGTGAAATTTGGATTTACGCTTAATATTGGATAAGAGGTTACAAAATGGCAATTAATGCTAAAGGTGGAGTTAAAATTGTAGAGGGTAAAGCATATGTTCATCCATTGACAATCCCTGAGTTAGAATTTTTATTAAAAATAGTAGCAGACGCAGGACATAAAATGGAAGATGTTCCAAAAGTATTACAAGTAACTCAAAAATTGAGAGAAGAATATAAGTTAATAGTAAAACATAATAACTAATGTTGGCCCATCTCTTTGGCAGATGATGGGAAGTGGACTTCAAAGGAAGTAGCCAACCGCGATTAGGAGATAAATTAAATGCCAAATTGGAAACGAGTCATAGTATCGGGCAGTTCAGCCCATCTTAATAACATAACTGCGAGTGGTAATTTATATGTAGAAGATTCTTCTGGATTATATACAGATAAAATAAAAAGATATTCAGATAGTGATACTACAACTAAAATAATTCTTAATGATGAAATTTTAAAATTACATGCTGGTCATTCTACTGTTCCAGTATTACATTTAACAGGTGGTGCTAACGGAATAATAAGTGGCTCATCAACCTCAACTGGTTCGTTTGGGAATGTTAGGGGAAGTAGAGTATTAGGTGGCACTGGAACTGTAGGTGCTCCAGGCATATCATTTACTGGTGATCCTGATACGGGATTTTATGGAGTAAATACAAACAATATGGGTTGTTCTGTTGGTGGAACACTTATTTTCCAAATGGGAACAACTGGTTTAATGATGGTGAATCAAGCTAAAGTAAGTTTTGATTCAGATGCAACAAATACATATATAGCATCAAATACCGAAACCCCAGAAGATTTAGAAATACACGCAGATCAAGATATATTATTAAAACCAGATGGGAATATAATTTTTGATAACAACATCTCCGGCTCATCAACCTCAACTGGTTCGTTTGGTCATTTAGTTATTGCTAAAGATGCACATATTGGTGAAGATGTATTAGCAGATGGTGATGTTGTAGCATATAATTCATCTGATATAAGACTTAAAGACAATATACAAGTTATTAAAGGTTCATTGGATAAGATAGGTGACATTCGGGGTGTAGAGTTTGATTGGAATGAAAAATCACCTGGTTGGGCACGAGAAAGAGGACACGATGTTGGAGTTATAGCACAAGAGGTAGAAAAAGTTTTACCAGAAGTAGTAGTAAAGAGAAAAAGTGGTTATTTAGGAGTTGATTACAAACGATTAATTCCATTATTAGTAGAATCCATAAAAGAATTAAAACAAGAAGTAGAAAATTTAAAGAAAAAAGTGAATTAGAGTAATTTACTTGATACTTATAGTATAGTTAGTTATAAACAATAATAAGGAGAAAAAGTTATGGCTGTCAAAGAAGAATCCAATTTAGCTAAAAAGGTACAAGAAAAGACAACCCCATCAGAAACTAAATTTAGTGATGAAGAATTACAATCACTACGTGAGTTACAAGATGGTTATTCTGAAAAATCAGCTCAATTTGGACAATTAAAGGTACAGAAACTTTTAGTTCAACAACAATTAGATTCACTTGATGCAACTGAAATTCAGATGGAAAGTGATTATAGTGCGTTACAAGATAAAGAACAAGAAATTGTTAAGTCGTTGAATGAAAAGTATGGTCCTGGTAATTTAGATCCCACAACGGGAGTTTTTACACCAGCACCAACAACTACCCAAGTAACAGAAGCATCAGAAACTGTTTAAAATAGTCTCCCTCAAACATATCGTTTGAGAAAGTTACTTTATATTTATAGTTGAAATAATTACACAAATATAATTTAGTTATTTAGACTAATTCTTTAACATATAATAGGAGAAAAACAATGGGAGAAAGAATCGTAAGTCCGGGTGTATTTACTCGTGAACGGGATTTATCATTTCTACCTGCAGGAATTGCAGCCATTGGAGCATGTATAGTTGGACCAACAGTTAAGGGTCCCGCATTTGTTCCAACAGCAATTAGTAATTTCTCAGAGTTTGAAGAAATGTTTGGATCTACGGATTCTCGATATTACACGCCGTACGCGGTAGAACAATATTTAAAGAGTGCAGGAACAGTTACGATTGTTCGTGTTCTTAATACAGGTGGATACACACCAGATTTTGTCGCACTTGGTCTTTCAAGTTCAGTGGCATCAATTAATAGAACTGTAGCAGTATTGGCACCATCGAGAGGTGGTTCAAACGGAACAGCTAATTTAATATCTTGCTCACTCGCTTCACCTGAATCTGCATATACTTCACAAACATTAACTGTTAGTGGTTCTGGTACATCTGGAGCTAATTATACAATATCATTTAACACTTCAAGTGCAGATTATATTGATCAAGTAATCAGTTCGGATCCGTTAGTACAGAAATCAGGAACTTCAACTGTATCCGTATACTTGTATAAGAACTTTAAGTATCATCAGAGTTCATATGGATGGGGCACAGGAACTTCAGCAGACCATACTGGTTCACTTACGTATGGAGGTATAGGTGATTTTACAGATGTTAGTTATGCAAATGCATCAACTCCATATATTCAATCACAGTTGATTAATAATGCAAGGTATAATCTTTTTAAGGTTAATACACGTTCACACGGTAGTAATGTAAATAATAAATATAAAATTGCTATTTTGAATGTAAAGAGAGCAGGAACAATTGCAGGTAGTGATTATGGACAATTTACACTTCAAGTAAGACAAACTGGTATGGATGATAATGGATTAACAACAGATAATATTGTAGAACAATTTGATGGACTTAATTTTGATCCTAAGAGTACGAATTTCTTCGCTCGTAGGATTGGAGATAGGTATGTAAGTATTGCTGCTACTGGAAAACTCACTTATAATGGTGATTGGAATAATAGATCTAAATATATTTATCTTTCCGATTTCGCTGCTATTTCTGATGGTTCAATTCCAAAGGTATTAGTTCCAATGGGACACGCGTCAATTCAAGCACCGTTAAATGATGCTAATATGCCAGCATGGCCATTTAAAGTAACTCAATCAAACGCACAAGGTGAGTTTGATAGTAATGTACTTTATGGTCATGATTATGGAAATGCAGATGCAGAACAGTATTTATGTCCTACCAATGCATTTACAGGTGGAACAAATACAAGTATGAGTTTGGAAAATATGAATGGACATGATGATGCATCAGTTTTGGGTACAACAGAAGGAACTGATTATGCAGGGGCGTCGACGTCTATTTCATTGACTACATCACACTTGAAACAACGGAAGTTTATTGTTCCATTTCAAGGTGGATTCGATGGGGATAACCCAGCAAATCCGAAATTGACAGGAGCAAGTATTTCAGCAGCAAACACACAAGGGTTTGACATTTCAAGTGCAACCGCAACTGGAGCAGTAGCTTACAAGAAAGCAATTAACGCAGTAAGTAATCCTGATGAGTTTGATATCAATATGTTAATAACACCTGGTATTATTCATGATTTACATCCAAAGATTACAAATCATGCAATAGCCAAGTGTGAAGAACGTGGTGATGCATTCTATGTATTTGATTGTGGTAAACACGGTGGAAACATAGCAGATGCTACCGCAGCAGTAGCCGCACTTGATACAAACTACGCAGCAACCTATTATCCTTGGGTAAAGATTGTTGATAGGAATACAGCATTACCAGTTTGGGTCCCACCATCAGTTGTACTACCTGGAGTAATAGCATTTACAGACCAAGTAGCACACGAATGGTTCGCACCAGCTGGTTTAAATCGTGGTGGTTTAACAACTGTACTTGAAGCACAAACAAGATTGACTCATGACGAAAGAGATGAACTCTATGAAGCACGAGTTAATCCAATCGCTTCATTCCCAGGTCAAGGTGTAGTAGTTTGGGGACAAAAGACCTTACAAGGTCGTCCATCAGCACTTGATAGGGTTAATGTACGGAGATTGTTAATTAAACTGAAGAAGTTTATCGCTTCGTCAAGTAGATACTTAGTCTTTGAACAGAACACGGCAGCAACAAGAAATCGTTTCTTGAACATTGTGAATCCGTTCTTAGAATCAGTACAATCTAATAGTGGTCTATCAGCATTTAAGGTAGTTATGGATGATTCCAATAACACACCTGATGTGATTGATAGAAATCAACTTGTTGGTCAGATATTTATCCAACCTACAAGAACCGCAGAGTTTATTGTACTTGACTTCGTGGTACTTCCAACGGGAGCAACTTTCCCAGCGTAAGTTTAATCACATAGATTAATAAATAAAAAACCCCTCTTTTTTGAGGGGTTTTTTGTTGCTGGATATATTTATATATGACATGGAAATAAAACTTCTAAAAAACTATGAAAAATGAATATGATGATTTTTTAGAAATTTGATATTTATAGTTGAAGAATTAAAAACTTATATTGGAGATTAAAGATGCCAGACTTATTAGATCCTTCTGAAATAATGTTCACACCGTTTGAACCGAAAACTAAAAACCGGTACATCATGTATATTGAAGGTATTCCCGCTTATCTTATTAAGACGGCGAATAGACCTACAATTGCATTTGAAACTATTGAACTTGACCACATTAACGTAAAACGATATGTTAAAGGTAAGGGTTCTTGGGAAGAATTAGAAATTACACTTTATGATCCTGTTGTACCATCTGCCGCACAGGCAGTTATGGAATGGGTTCGTTTATCTCACGAATCAGTAACAGGTCGAGATGGTTATACAGACTTTTATAAGAAGGATGTAACCATTAATGTATTAGGACCAGTAGGTGATAAGGTTGAAGAGTGGACACTTAAAGGTACATGGATTACCAACGCAACATTTGGTGATTTAGATTGGGCAAACGCAACAGACCCAGTTGATGTAACCTTGACACTTAGATACGATTACGCAATATTACAATTCTAATAAAAATAAATAATAAAAGGAGTCAATTATGGCAGTCATAGCAGATAAGCAATGGTGGAAGTCAAAGACAGTATGGACATCAGTAGTTGCTGGTGTTGTTGGTGTACTTCAAGCAGCAGGTGTTGTAGAAGCAGTACCTGAAGTTGTTTGGACATTACTCGCAGCATTTGGTTTGTACGGAGTTCGTGACGCTGTTGGAAAAGCATAATTCCACGGCAAGTAATATTTTAAACTGGGTATCTTAGTTGATACCCAGTAAAGTTTTATAATTGGTTATATTGTATAGGTTACTAAACACTATTCAATAAAAAAATACAAGGAGAAAAAACATGGCAGAAGAAAAACGCCAGTTTCCAACAGAGGTAGTTGATTTGCCTTCTAAGGGATTACTTTATCCCAAGGCTTCACCACTGGCAGGTGGAACAATTGAGTTAAAGTATATGACCGCTAAAGAGGAAGATATTCTAACTTCTCGTAATCTTATTCAGAAAGGAATTGTTTTGGATAAATTGTTGGAATCTGTTATTATAGATGAAAGTGTATCACTCAATGATTTATTGTTAGGTGATAAAAATGCAATTATGATTGCAACAAGAATACTTGGATATGGTAAAGATTATACAGTTCAACTTACTGATCCTTCGACAGGAGATAAACAAGAAGAAACTTTTGATTTAACTCAGATTGAAGATAAAGTTGTTGATGAGAAGTTATTCAAAGGTGGTAAAAATGAATTTGAATTTGATTTACCGGCTTCCAAGATTAAAATTATGTTTCGTCTATTAACACACAAAGAAGAAAAAGAAATTGATGCTGAATTAAAAGCATACAAGAAATTTTCTAAAGAGAGTGGCATCACATCAGAAATTACTACAAGATTGAAAAAGGCAATTATTTCAGTTGATGGTGACACATCACAAAAACGAGTTAATGAGTTCGTGGAGAATGAATTACTATCTCGTGATTCCCTTGCATTTAGGGAATATCTTATAGAAATCACACCTGATGTGGATATGTCGTTTACTTTTACCAGTGATTCTACTGGTGAAGATACAACGATGGACATCCCATTAGATGTTGAGTTTTTTTGGCCTGCGGGCAGAAGATAAGCCCGCCATACATTCACAAGTCTTCTCCCTGTGCTTCCACGGGAAAGGAGGATTTAACTTTACCGAAGTGTATAACATGCCAACCTATCTGCGCCGATTTTACATCGAAAGCGCATCAAAATTCTACGAAGAAGAAAAGAAAGAATACGATAAATCATCTAAGAAAAAATCTGGTATTTCACGACCAGGTATCCCCCGAGGCTAACATTTTTTCTTATATATGATATTTATTATTGAGTTATAACATCCTGTTTAACCAAGGGAAATCATAAAATAAAATCAGATGTAGGAGAAAGAAAATGGCTTCGTCCAAAAATAAATTAACAGAAGATCAATTAGTTGAAGGTATTTTAACTAAGATATTACAGTCAATTATAAGTAGAAGAACAAGTAAAGCAATTGATATGCTTGTTAATGATAATCCTGCTCTGGCCAGAGCAACCAGCGATTTTCAAAAAGCTTCTGTGAAACTTGATAAATCACTTAGAAAAAGAGCTGCTATTAACAAGAAAAATAAAAAGAAATTTGGTAGGTTTTAATAAACCAATAATATATTATGGCCCAAGAATCATTAAAATTACTTAAAGAACGAAGAAAAGTTGAGCAAGATATTGCCAATCTCAAGAAAGAAACAAAAGACTGGGGAGATGCAGAGCTCAGACAGTTACAAGAGTTAGAAAATCGTAAAAAACGTATTGCTAAGTTAGAGGGTAAAGCAGCGGCCGATAGAGATAAAGCTGAACTCGCATATCTTGGAGTCGCAAGTCGTGTTTCCACACTTCAAGAAGATATAGGTAAAAGAGTTGAAAGGAATGGTAGAAGTGTTTTTCAACTTTCCAATGCTTTTAAGATAGCAGCTTCAAATATGCAACCTATGGTAAGAGGTGGGGTTGAAATGAAAGACACCTACACAGGTTTTGCTTCGTTAATGGATGACATTGCAATGAACGCTGAGAAAGCCGAAATGTATTTACAGGGTGGCAGTGAAAATATGGAAGCGACAACAAGTGCTATGTCATCTAAAATAGAAGAATTAGCCAAAGCTTCAGAAGATTCGTCCCTTCCTCCTGAAACCATAAAGGAAGCAGAAAAACTGTTAGAAGTGTATACCGGCCTTGATAGTAGATTTAAAGAGGCAACAATGACAATGGGAGAGGGTTTTAATAACATAAATGATCTACAGTCGCAGAGTGTTGGACTCGCCGGTGAAATGGCACTATCTTATGGTAAAATAGGTACATCTGGTTTTAGTGTTAGTGTTGATAAGGCAAATGAATTATATGACACTTCTGTTAAACAGGCAAAATTGATAAAGTCAGTTACATTACCTGATATGAAGAAGAAAATAAAGTTTATGTTAAAAGAACTTGAGTTAATAAATCCATTATCTGATGAATATAAAACAATGCAATCGTCTATTGAAGAAATGCAGGGGGATATGGAAGAAATGGAGGCGGCCAGCGAATCAATGGTTGCAACCGCTGAAAGAAATGTTGCCGCGGCAGACCAAATGAGAATTATGAATAATCAGATAGCAGCTTCTTCTGAATTAATTTTAGGACCATTTAATAAATTAAAAGGTGTAATGGAAGCATTACCGTTTGGAGGATTGGTATCGAGTTTAGTTGATTTGGAAGGAGTTGGTAATAAGTTTGGAGATACTGTACAAAAAAACCTATTAGGTATGTTTTCAGAACCAACGGTAGCAATGGAGGCATTTGCATTAAAATCTGATAAAGCGGGAGAAAAAACTGGTAAAAGATTTAGAGATTTATCAACTGGTCAGTTAGTGGCTGGAGATGATGAAGCTGTATTGACTTTGAATGATGGAATGACAACATTTACTAATATTATGGGTTCTGCAAAAGAAGCTGTTGGTGCAATGGGAGAGGGACTTAATAAACTTACTGGAATGCCAGTTGCTATGGCGGGACCACTTTTAGTGGTTGTGGGTATTATATTGTTAGCCGCTAAAGTTGCAGAAATGTTTTTTGGTGGTATGATGGATACCAGAAAAGAATTAGGAGTAACAGTCGCTGAAGCAGGAAAATTACAAAATTCAATAAATTCCACGGCAATGGAATTTTCTTTATTAGGAGTTAGTGCTGAAGATGTAGCTGGAATATCAGATAGTATTCGTGATAATATGGGTGGATTGTCATCAGTAACATCTGAAAATCTTTCTGCGATGACTCAGTTAACTGCATTATATGGTATTAGTGGTGAAAACACGGGTATATTGGCAGCTCAAATGATGGCAGTTGGAGCATCAAGTTTTGATGCGGCCACATCACAAATGGAATCAGTCGCATTATTGGCCAGAGCCAGTGGTGTAGCACCAGCCGCAGTTATGAATGATGTTGCCGGATCAGCCGATGCATTTGCTGGATTTGCAAAAAAAGGTGGTGAAAATGTATTTAAGGCCGCTATAGCAGCAAGAAAACTTGGATTAGATATGGCAGCCGTTGAACAGATAGCAGATAGTTTATTAGATTTTGAATCATCTATTGAAGCACAAATGGAAGCAAGTATGTTAACTGGCAGGGCAATTAATACAGATAAAGCACGAGAATTAGCATTAGCTGGTGATTTAGAAGGAATGCAAAAAGAGGTTACTAAACAGATTGGTTCGGCTGCAGACTTTGAAAAATTAAATGTAGTTCAGAGAAAGTCATTAGCAGCAGCATTTGGTGTTAGTGTATCTGAATTAGGTAAGATGGTTGCTAACCAAGATAAATTAAATAATATGACTGATGCAGAAAAGGCACATCGAGATAAGATGGCAAAAGTGATGGAGTGGCTTGGAAAAGCATGGACTGGATTTTTAAGTGTTGGAAAGGCATTACTTCCTGTTGTGGTAGGTCTTGGAGTAGCTCTTGCAGTAGCATTTTGGCCAATAACATTGGCATTGACAGTTATAACTGGTATAGGGATGTTATTTAATGAACTTAATAAAAAAGTTCCAATGTTAGGAACTGTACTTGGTGTAATTTTAGGTTTGATGACCGCTATATGGATGAAGTCAAAATTAACTGGTGAAGCAATGTCTGGTGGAATGATGGAAGGTGCCAAAGGAATGGTTACAGGTCTAAAAGAGAGACTTATGGGTGGTGGTATTACAGACAAGATAAAGGAAAAGGTGGGTATGGGCGGTGATGATGTACCTTTGACAAAGAGTGGTAAACCAGATAAAAGATTTGGAAAGAGAGCAGATAAAACTAAAGCGGTTAAAAAACCAAAAACTTCAAAATCAAAAGGTGGTAAAAAAGGTGGAAAAGGTGGATTTGGATTTATGGAAAAGATTGATGGTAAAAAAATGATACAAGGTGCCGCCGCACTATTAATAGCGGCCGCTGCCATGTGGGTCGCCGCGAAAGCACTTCAAGAGTTT